AAATGAACTAAATATTCACAAATCAGACTTAGCTAAACTTAATGTTATTTTAAAGGAACTTGCTCCTTATAAAATGGCTTTGAAATATCCAGAAATGGCTATGTATTCTGCTATGGGTCCTTTTCTACCCCCAGGAACAGTAAAATTTGTTAAGCAAGTTTTACAAAGAGCTAAAGCAAGAATAACTTCCAAAAATTTATCTTCAGTAGAAATTAAGAATATATATGATGCTATAACTGGAAAGGATTTAAAAGCATTATACAATCAAGACATCTCGTTAGGGGACCCTAGAAATGTTCATAAGAAAGTATCTGATATACTTACTAAAAATGAAAGAAACAAAAAGCAAAAGATTTTCGAAGCTATGCAAAAATCTAGACCTTGGTACAAAAAATATCCAGAAGAATTAAGAAAAGATGTTGGTGCTGCTATTGAAGGTATAGGAAGAATTGATAAGAAAAAAGATTCCCACCAGGATGTTATGGATAGGTATACAAATAAGCATAGAGATTTTCATAAGGAATACTCTATCTCAATCGAGGAGCAAAGAAGGCTTTTAAATGATGAGTTTACAAAGATGGGTATTAAAGAGCAAATATCATTTCTAGAAAATTATTTACCCCATATATATCCAAACCTAAAAGGTAAAAAACTTAAAAATTTTACAGCAAATTGGTCTAAGAATAATAAGCACGCTAAATTAAGAAAGTTTCCTACATTAAAAGAGGCTGTAGATGCAGGATATGAACCCTTAACCCAAGATGCTGCAGTTTTATATGACAGATGGGTTGGAGCAAACTGGACAGTAGCTGCTACAAAAAATCTAGTAACAGAATTACAGAATACTTTATGGAGCGACAATAAGCCTGTAATAAGAAGGAATAAACCAAAATTAAGTGAGGATGTATGGCTTAGTACCACAAGCCCTGTTTTTGCTCAGTTTTCTGATGTTGTTTGGTATCCAGAAATATTAAAGAATGAAATAAAGTTTATAGAAGGAAAATCATTTGTAGATAAAAATGTTGTTTTAAGTTTCCTCCAATCTGCAAATCAAACTATAAAAGCAGCACAGCTTACTATTGGACTTCCTATATTTAATTTCCATACAGGTGCACTTATGGAAAGTACTGCAGCTTACACTTATAAGAATTTACTTAAGGACCCAAAAGCAATAATTCCTATAATTAGTATGGGATTAAGAACTAAAAATGATGGATGGATATGGGATAAAGCAGATGCCTTATTAAAGGAACAAGATTTTAGAGATTTAGCATTTGGAGGTGGCTTGCAGATAGACCATCCACTTGATTATCAATATCATAGAATTATATCACCCTTACTAAAGATGCATAATAAGATAGGAGCAATAGGATTAGCATCTACGTTTGGTATACCAGTTAAAGTAGCTACAAAGCTGCTACAAACTCAAGATAAATTGCTATGGGATAAAATGCATAGGTCTTATAAAGTTGTGTTTTTTGATAACCTTGTTAAATGGATGTCTAATGATTTTCCTCTTGTAGATAGAAGAATATTGGCTGAAAGAGCTGCTGAAATCGTTAATAATAATTTTGGAGGACAAGAAATTGTTAATAAGATGTTCCTTAAAAATCCAGATTATAGAGCAATAGCATACAATTTACCGTTGTCGTGGGATTGGACTGCTTCCAATATAAGAAATGCAACTGATGCTGGTGGAATCACAGAAATATTTAGAAAAGGGGTGCCAGGTGGAAATCCAGATTTTGTTGATTATGGAAAGAGGTTCCAACAATCCAATTTATTGAAGCAAGCATTAAATTTATATATTTTGCAACAAATGGCTCAAACTTTAAGCAATTCTTTCAATCCAGATGACCCTAATAATAGAGATTTTATATGGCAAAATGAAAAGGGGAATAGACTCGATGGAGATATAACTCATCTTTATAGATTCCAATATGATACTATGCAAAAAATATATTCTTCAACAGGAATAGATAAAATACCAGGCATAGGAAAACTTTTATATAAACCTAAAACAGATGAAGATTGGGGAGACCAAAGATATTACATAAAAATGGGAAAGCAGATGAAGGAAATTCTCAGATGGATTACTGCTCCAGGGCAGTCTCTTTATTCAAAGTCGGGTCCAGGTATACAGATTGTAAATGATGTCATTTTTGGTAATTCTTCCCTTTTCGCAGATGAATATACCAGCGATATAGTGAAACAGGGACGATATGGGGTAGGAATGTCTGGATTTAAAGCTAGGCTATCTAGATTTTTAGATTTGGTAACACCGTTTGCACTTAAACCAACTTCTAAAAACTTCATAGGAATGTTTCCTGTTGGTCCTGGTGCTACTTTCAATAAAACCAAAGTTGATTTTGAAAATTATCTTATTGCATACAGTGATGACTCTTTGATGGACAGGCTTTTGGGTCGTGAAGAAGGACTAATTTCGCACTTAGAATTTTACGAAAAATTTCCACAAATAATAGATGCTGCAGAAAGGAATGGTGTTGATTGGGAAAAAGCATTTGAATCTGCTATAACTAAAGTTTCTTACGAAAGTCAGCGTCTTGCAATAGAGGCTTTTTCAGTAGGAGATATAGAAGAAGCCAAAAGATTGTCACGAAGAGCTATTAATTTAGGGGCAAATAATGTAGGTTTCTTTAAAATGTTAAGGAACTCTTCAATCAGTGAAGCTGAATATGAAAAAATAGAAGATATATTTAGAAATGTTGGGTCAGAAAGTGACTATGAGAAAATGAGAAAGGATGGTTGGATTGATTAATGGCAGACGATAGAAGAATAGTATATAGTATATCTGTTAATCCACAAGAAGGATTACAAGATGAAAATTTAAACACTCACTGGATTCCAGATAGTGATATAAAAGTTGCTTTGGGTGGTAGTAATACTTTAGATATAAACTCAATACAAACAGATATTTGGTATCAAAATGAAATTCAAGTAGAAACATCTGGAATGTATCCTGGATTAGGACAGGAAAAGATAACCTCTAGTGTAAATTCTACATTTATTTCATCTGGAGACTGGGTAGCTATTGGTGGAGCAACATTAACGATACCACATACTGGTGATTTAATGAGAATTGTTACTGATGGAAATTCAACTGGAGATGTCGGAGCACAATTAGCATCTACTAAATTTTCAAGTATTGAAGCATCTAAAGTATATAGAGTCACAGCAGATTTAGATAATACTGCAGGAGCTACAACTCCACAGGTAAAGTTTGAGATAGGAGGAGCGAGTGCTTTAGTAAAAGCTACAGATGGGGACCCTTCTAATGGAACTATAAACACAGTTGCACAAGAATATTATGCAGATATAACAACATCTAATGATAGTGGAGATTTGAAAATTTACAGACCTGCTGCAAACGATTCTGGAACATCAACGATAACTGTTGATAATGTTTCTGTTAAAGAGTTGCCAGTTATTGAGTTTTTCTATATTAAAAACAATTCATCTGGTTCTGATAGTGTATTAGTCTCTTTTGATAAAACAGAAGCAGTTCCAACATATTTAGTAAAAGTTCCTCCAGGTGAGGCTTTTGCTTGCAGGTTGAATAATTTAAATGCTAATAATCTACATATAAAGTCTAGTGCTAATATAGTAAGTGTAGAATGTTTGGCAGCTAAAGCAGAGTAATGCTTTTTAAATCTATATACTTTGCGTTGAACGTTTCTGTTCAAGAAGGTTTGATAGATGAAAATGGAAGAAAAGATTGGACTATTGATAAAAATGTAAAAGACGAATTAGGAGTAGCTGGTTCATTTACTCCAAACCTTTATGAATTTCAATTAAGTCCAAATACTTATGATATAAAAACGCTTAATGCAAACGAAGTGTATCCAGCTGTTGAAAGTAGTTTAATATTAAAATTAGGATTCATTCAAAATACAGGAGAGAATGATTGTCTTATAGGATATAGAAATTATAATGGAAATCAAAACTTTCCAATAGTATTAAAACCAAATGACTCTATATATATAAGAGGAGAGGATACTGTTTTAATGAGTACATTACTGTTAAAGTCAATTAATGGAACTACAGTTAAGTTTTTATTTTCATCAGACGCTACATTTAATAGGGTATTAGATTTAGATGGTAATATAATAGTAGATAGTTTAAATAGAGAGGTAGTAGGATTTTTATAATATGCCAACATATGTATCACATAATAGTTTAACAGGAAATGATTTACACGACCCCAAAGGTCTTACTTATGACAATGGGAATTTATCTTTAGAGACAGAGAAGGCTTTAAAGGTTGATAATATTTCTCCAGCTACTGGAGGTGGAAAAATAACATTAACAAAAGCAACAATCAATGAACTTGGTGGAATATTAAACGCTGGTAATCATAGCCTTACAAATATGAATATAGATAGTGGGGATATTAGTGCAATAAATATTAGTGGTGGTTTAACTTGGTCGGCTCCTCAAAACTTAAATAATGTAGCGTTAACTAATGTAAATATTGATTCTGGAAATGTAGATGGTATTACTTTATCTGCATTATCCATTACATCTTCTGGGTTAATAACAGCAAATGGTGGAATAAAAGATTCTTCTTTAACTGCAGGTAGAGTTTTATTTGCTGATTCAGACTTAACTATAACAGATGACTCTGATTTTACTTTTTCTGGAGATACTTTAACGGTAACTAAGATAGGTGCTTTTGAAGCTGCAGGAACAATAAACTACAATTCTCAAGATATGCAAAATGTAAATATTGTTAGTGGCAATATTAGTATAGCTGGAACATTATCATCTGGGAACACAACGATTACGGGAACTCTTACAGCTAATTCAACATCAACTTTAACAGGACTTATAACTGCTACATCTGGGATGAATACAGGATTAATACAGAATCTTAATGGAGAGACTGCAATTACTATTGATTCGGACCAAAAAGTTTCAGTACCAAATACCTTGTTTGCACAGACTTTATCTTTGGGAGATTCTAGTTTTTCCTTTATAAATAGTTTTACTCTTTCTAATCCAACTACAGGGAGATTAGAGATGTTGGGTAACAATGGTATTCGATTAAAAACATCAAATTCTTCAACTTCTTATGCTGACTTATCTTACGATGGGGGACTTTCTATACTAGCTTCTAATGGAAGTGTGAAATTTAATGATAATTCCTTAACTGGAATATCCAGCTTAAATGTTGACACTTTAAATGCAACTACTTTAGTATTAGATGAAGAGGTTACTGCCACAGCATCTGAGTTAAATACTATGGATGGAATAACTTCAACTACAGCAGAATTGAATCAATTGCATAATACTGGTGTTACATCAACAGAGCTTGGATATTTAGCTGGCTCTATGTATGGTCTTGGGGCACAAGGCTATGTACCTGTTTATGGAGCAGGAGGAACTCTAGTTGGAATTTTAGATACAACTACTCAACCAAATATTACAGAAATAGGAAACGGTATATTGTTAACTATTCTTGGAGATTTAGATATAAGTACTGGAGTTTTAAAGTTAGGAGGAGTTTTAGGACTTAAAAAATTAGGAGAGGAATCTTTAAAACTTACAGCAATAACAGCAATAGATGCAGCAACTCAACAAACTATAGAAAATTCATTAACATTACTACCAAATGTAACCCATATACAGGGACAAGCATTTTCTTTAGCAGGTCCTTTTACTGTTGAATCTTTTGCATCCTCTAATCCAACTGCCAATGCAGAATCAAGGATAAATCAAGACCTAACAACAGATGCTTCAAATGTTCAGTTTAATAGTCTAAATCTTGGTAATGGCGACATTATTATGAACAACTCTGATAAACAAATTTCGGTTGGTTCTGAAAACACACTGATTATAGAAGGAAGTGTTAGTATAACTGGTGGTCTTACCATTGATGGAGATACTACCCATACAAGTGAAACTAATTTAGATGTTACTAATAAGGTAATTACAGTTAATGTTGGGTCCACAACAGAAAATGCAGATGAATCTGGTATACAAATAACTGAAAATAGTATAGCTATTGCAGGATATATGTATACTACATCAGATAGAAAGGGATTTAAATTTAAAGCTCCTGGAGATGCAGCAATATTCCAATGGGTGACTTCTTCTAATATAACAACCTTAAATACTTCTGCTAGTGGTGGTATAAAAATAGATGAAGTTTTAAATGTGACAGGTGCAACAGATTTAGATTCTACCTTAAACGTAGATGGTGTAGCTACTTTTCAAGATGATTTAAAATTAAGTGCAGACAATAAAACATTTACAATAGAAAAAGATGACGGAACAGATAAGTTTACTGTAGCTAGTGCTACTGGTAATACTGATATAAAGGGAACTTTAAATACTGATGGTGCAGTTACATTCAATGATGCATTAGATGTTGATGGGCATACAGAGCTTAATGGTACACTTGGTGTTGATGGCGTTGCTACATTCCAAAATGACATAGTGTTAAATGCAGATAATAAAAACTTTATTATAGAAAAGGATGATGGTACTGATAAATTTACCGTAGCTAGTGCTACTGGAAATACGGTAATTAAAGGGACTTTAGATGTAGATGGAGCTGTAAACCTTAATACGACCTTAAATGTTGACGGAAACAGTCAATTTGATGCAAATATGACTATAGGGAACGCATCTGGAGATTCAGTTACAGTAAATTCTGCAGCTTGGACATATGCTAATGCAACAGCAGTCACATTAAGTGGTGATATGAATTTTGATTCAAATACACTTGTAATTTCTTCAGATGACAATAGAATTGGAATAGGAACAGCTTCGCCAACAAAAACATTAGATGTTGTTGGAGATGCTATATTAAGTGGAGATTTAACAGTAACTGGTAATGATTTAATATTTGGGAATGGAGAGTATATATCTAATGCTACAGATGGTAGTTTAAAATTTAATGCTAATTTATTATTTGATATTGATTCTGATAGTTCTATTTCATTTAGAACAAGAGCGACAGATGGTGTAGGTTCTAAACTTACTATAAAATCTCAAGATGCTTTAAATGGAAATAATAATGGTGGAGATATATGGATACAAGCTGGTGCTAAAACTGGCAGTGGAATCGATGGCAGAATAGACATTAAATCTAAATCAAATATTAGAGATGAAATGTTATTTGATTCTGAGAAAAAACTATGTTGGGTTGGAACAAATCAATTTATAGAAGGAAATGGAACTGTTCTTAATATAGATTCTGAAGATACATTTAGAGTCATTGCAGATACTGAAATAATTTTAGACACACAAACAGTAACAATTGCAGCACCAACTATTTTAGATATAGCTAGTCCAGAAGTTGCTATTTCTGGTGATATAGATATTGAAGGACATATTTATATGGATGATAGTGGAGCAAATATAAGATGGGGAACTGATGATACTCAGCCATATATATATGGGACTAGTGCAGGATTAGTAATAGATGGTAATGATACAATAGCAATGAGAGGCGATGCTATCTTTTCTATTACAGCTCCATCAACAACAATTAATGCTATAACTGAATGTCAAATTACCTCTGCTGTATTAGATTTAAATCACCTTACAAAAATAGATATAGATACCCCTGTTATTGAAGTATCTCACGATATAGATATAGAGGGTGATATTGATATGGCTACTGGAAAGAAGATAACTTGGGTTGACGATAATCAGCATATAACAGGAACTGATTCCAGCATAACTATAGAAAGCGATAATTCATTTTTAGTTGAAGCTGATAATGATGCAACTATTAATTGTAATAATTTATTTTACGGAGTAGATGGAGATGATACCTCTGTTATAAATACTTTTAGAGGTTCAACATCAGATGGTGTATTCCGATGGAGAAGCACTCCGTTAACTGGATTTACAGAGGGTCATTTTCAATTTTATGATGATATATTTATGCAGGATGGAGAGCATATATTTTTTAGAGATGACCAAACATCAATATATAGCTCCACTTCATATCAATTAGACATAAAGGCTAGAAATTCTGGCTCTGGAAAAATTATGCTAGATGCAGATGAGGTTCATTTACACACAAACTCTACATTTGGAGGAGTATTTTGTGATAATTGGATTACATTTGACAATTTTAATGATGGTATAGCATTCGTTGATAGTGGTAAAAGCATTATGGGAACAACTCATAATGTACAATATAACGCAGGAGCTACAAATGCTGACCACCATTTATTTAAAAATCGTATAACTGTAGGAAATCAATCTGATAGTCATTGGGATGAAGATTATGGATATAATTTAAATATAAGAAGTGGCACAAATGGAAATCATATTACATCTGGTAAAGATGATTTTAAGCAGAATTACTCAGTTATATGTAGTGATGCTGTTGTATTAATAGATTAATTAAATAGGAGTTTTATAGATGGGAGCAAATAATTATGCAACTTTGACCTGGTATGGAGAAATGCCATCAGACAGGTTAGTGTCTGGATTTTTAACTATAAACGTAAGAAAAAAAGGAGCAGCTGAAGGGGCTCAACCAGATGATTTAAAACACGACCAGAGGTCTAAACCTACAAATTGGGACCATACATCAAATTTAAATCAACTTCCTATTGATTTTGCACAACAACAAGCAATTGGAGATTATCATTGTTTTTTATTCTGGGTTGTAGGTGCAGCACATTGGCATCAACATAGAACTCCAACTTGGGCAAATCCATCATCTCTATCTCCTGGACAAAAAAGAGCTGTACCAGACCATCCTTATTGTCAAAGTTTTGTAAGGGCTTATCCAGTTGCTTTAATTAATCCCGATACAGGGACACTTTTAAATCATAGAGTCGAAACTGTTGACGGTAGAACTGGAGTCATTATAAGTAAATTAGGCAATCCTAGCAATGGAGCTAACATTGGTTACGCTGGAGATGGGAGTGTTCACGACAATACAATTACAGGTTCTGACGGAGAATCCGTAACAGGCTTTGCAGAAAAGTGGAATTGGGAATCTATAGCAGCACAATTCGGTGTACATAATGGGATAGGCTCTTCGTATAAACAGCCTACTGGCACACCTCATCCAAATGGATTAACTGCTGCGACTGGAGATAATTTAACCACAAATGGAAATGTTATGAGTGGCGTTCCAGACTTGGCTTTTAATAGAACAACAGATGGAAATACAGCAAATAATACAGGGCTAATGCCAAATGATGGAAATGGTTTTCATAGATTAGGACTTTCAGAACCAGATAGCTCAGATGATGTGTTTAAAGATATGGGAAATGACCCTACAGATGATGATTATGGACAAATGCGTTCTTCTGCACAAGATAGAGATAAAACATTAAGACCCCCTGTAGCCAAAGTTTTAATAGAGGGATACCATAGGTTTGATTGGAGTGATAATGTGGGCACTTCAAGTTTTGATATAACAACTCATTCTCCTTACTCTATAAAAGTATTATTAAAATTATGGAATGATGAAACAGATATAGAAGCAAATCAATGGAACCAAGTTAATATGCAGGGGTTCGCACAAGACAATGACCAGTTAGGTAGTAACGATGCAGATGGCTCTGCAAATGGTTCTAGAAATAGGAATATACAGGCAAATATTTCTTATATGCCATTTGGAGAAACTCATAAAATTAAGTTTACAACAAGTCTACCTACTGGAACAACTGGAGGATAAATATGATAAAAGATGATATAAAGATTATAATAGATTGGACACTTAAATATCTAAATATGCATTCAGATGATGCATCTGCACTTATATATAGAACTGGTATGGCTGAAACTAAATATAACCACTTAAAGCAAATGGGAGATGGTCCTGCTTTAGGCTTTTTTCAGTGTGAACCAAATACTATGAAAGATATTATGGAAAATTACGTATCTTACAGAGACGGATTGAAGCAAAAAATATACTATTTAGGGTATAATGACGACAATCCAGAGATGTCTTTGATGTCAAATGTGGCATTACAAGTAGCTTTTTGCAGAATAAAATATAGAAGAGACAGACTACCTATTCCCAATAAAGATAAAATTGAGGAACAAGCAAAATATTGGAAGAGAGTATATAATACAAGGCTTGGAAAAGGAACTGTTGAACATTTTTTATCTAATAATAAACTAAAGGAGAAGTAAATGGCAGATTCAATAGCAAGTCAATTCACTGGCTTACCAATAGAAACTTTAATAGCAGCACCACTCATAGCAGCATCTGATGGTCAAAAATCTTTAGCAGCAACAACTGCTTCATTCATACAGGAAGTGGGTATGGATAAAGATGGTAATACTAAATCGGTTGCGTTTAAATATGAAGATGGCTCTGAAAGTGTTGCATTAGATGTTCCATTATTATCAATCATTAATATACCTAGCCTATGCGTAGACACTATTGATGTTGAATTTGAGATGGAAGTATCAGCACAATCAGCAAGTAAATCATCAACAGATTCTAGTGCGACTGCAAGTGCATCAGTAGGTTGGGGTTGTTGGAGTGCTAAGTTTGAAGGTAAAGTATCACATCATAGTGAGAATAGTAGAAGTTCAGATTCATCTGCTAAATACTCAATATCCGTTAAAGGTAAACAAGAAAAACCAGAAGGATTAATGAAGGTGTTAGATATGCTTAACAACTCAATAGGTAAACAAAAAGACAGTACACCGTCTAATGGGTAAATTTAAAAAAGGTAATTTTTTAGACCACTTAACTAAAAGTCTTTCTGATGCAGTAGTTCAAGCTAATGCTTTAGCCGAGAATCAACACATAGAATCTTTAAGTAAGTTTAGAAATGAAGATGGTACTCCTAAAGAAATGAAATGGGTTATTAATGGAGAAGACGTTAATGTACCATTACAAACATTAGCTCCTCAGAACTCTATTCAGATGTCTGAAGTCAAAATGAAACTAAAGGTTAAATTGAATAATTTTGGTAAAAGAAAATCTAGATTAGGTGGTGGTATTTTTAAAAAAGAAGATGCAGGTGCAATAGGAGCAGACTTGGGAGCTTCTATTTTACCTTGTCGTAATAATTATGCTGATTTAGAAATTACCTTTAAAAGTACTGACCCACCAGAAGGACTTGTTAGATTAAACAATAATTTAATTAAACAGATACCTTGATAGGAGGATAGTTATGGGATGAACCCTAAATGGCTTAAACAAAGAGCTATAGTTACACCAGATAAGCATTTCCCAATAGCAGATTATACTGCGATAAATGTTGTCTGTAAAGCTATAGAACTTGTAAAACCAGACACTTATATAGATTTAGGTGATACTGGAGAGTGGGAACTTTTTAGTAGACACCATTGGAAGAATAAAGAAAAGCCACCTTTAGAGATTTTAATTCCTATGTTAGACAAGGAGGTTAAATCGGTAAATGACGGAATGGATATTATTGATAAGTCTTTAGATAAGATTAAATGCAAAGAAAGATATTTTATTCAAGGTAACCACGAGCTATGGTTAGATGAATTTGTTGAAAAACATCCATACTTACCTCAATATAGAACTGAAAACGCTTTAAGATTAAAGAAAAGAGGATATGAATATTGGGAGTATCTATCAGATGATAAGCTAAAATTAGGAAAATTAAACTTTACTCACGGAGATTATGTTCCTATACATCACGCTAAAAAACACTTAGCTGAATACAAAGAAAGTATAATGTATGGACATACTCACGACTTACAGAGGTTTACAGACAAAGGACTAGGTGGGGTAATGAGTGCTTGGAGTATGGGGTGCTTGAAAGATATGAGGTCAAAAAAGAATAAGTTTATGAGGGGAAATCTTAAAAATTGGAATCACGCATTTGCAATTGTGGATATTTTCAACAATGGAGATTTCAAAGTTGAGGTAGTTGAAATAATAAGAGGAAGAACCAGTGTGTGGGGCGAACTGATAGATGGAAACAAATGATAGAAAAATTATTGAAAACAAACTATCTGTTCTTATATTATTATGGCTACTTGACAAGGTAATAATGTTGCTAATGTTAATTTTTACGAGATGAGTGTAAATGGAAAAGGAAAGCATAGAGGCACTTTTAGGACAGTATGGTTGGATAATCATAACTGCATTCTTGTTTTTAATTGGCAGAAAGAGTATGGAATCAGCTATAGAAGCTATTAAAGTTTTTGCTGGTAACGACTTGAATACTGATGATGTTATTATATTTGATGAAAGACCTGCTAGAGTTGTAAGGGTAGGTATGTGGAAGACAATATTATTTGTCTATGAAGTGGGTTGTGCAAAAGGAAAACCTTATGTTAAAGGTGGAAATAAAGTGTCAATCCAAAACGATAAGCTAAAAGACCATCTTATTGAAAAGCCATTACAAATGCTTGACTTGAAGAGATGGGATGACTGTAAAGAGAAATAGGAAATGAGAGATACATTAAATACATTATCAGCATATCCAGAAATAGGAATAACAACAAGTATGGGTTCGGGAATTATACATTATTTAGGCGTATTAAATCCAATATTAAGTTTCGTATCTTTAGTGATAGGAATTATTATTGGGCTTGTCACTTTATATCTTAAAATAAGAGAATGGGGAAACGAATAAATAAATTCATCGACATTGTTGTGCCTATTCTGGCACTATCATTAGCGTTTACATTATATAGATTAATGGAGATATTTAATCCTTTTATAGTATAATGGAACGTTTGTAACTTGCAAAATGAAGAACTCTATTTTAAAAATATTAGGAAACATCTTAATAAAATCTACAGGTTTTGATGTTCAGATAAAGCAAATCCAAAAAAATATAAATAAATATGGTCAATATATAGAAAACATTGAGAAGGATATTGCTATTTTGAAAAAGTCAAAAGGTAAACTAAATAAACTCAAGGAGAGATTCAAATGATGTCATTCATAACAAGCAACTGGGAATGGATTCTACTGGGTATGTATGTAGTAGAGAAAGTTGTAAAACTTAGTCCATCTCAAAAAGACGATGTTATTTTCGATATGATACTTAAACCTATTTTTGATAAGTTTAAGAAATAATGGATGCACTTGTCGATATTTGTGGTCATACCTATCAAATTAAGCTGGTAGAAGACCTTCATACATCTGATAATATCAAAATCTGGGGGAGAGTTAATAACTCCCTCCAGGTTATTGAACTTGAAAAAGATTGTTCTAAATCTAAATTAGGAGAAGCTCTATTGCACGAAATATTACACGCAATTGATTCTTCTATTGATGTGGACCTTGATGAAAGAAAGACACAGATTCTGGCTAACTCGCTGAACCAGTTAGGTTTGGGAGAGTATTTGGCTGGAAAGCTAGACTTAGTTAATCGTTAGGAAACTTTTGGATAGTGTCAATTTCTGACATAGCCAATCCTGCAATATTATCTTGTCCAGTTTCTTCTATAGCCTCAAGAGCAATCATAGCTATATTTCTAATCTTCTTTAACTGCTCTATTTTTTGATTTTGTTTAGTAATCATTATTCTCAGTTGAGATATTTCTTCGTTTACTAACATTTTTTCCTCGTTTCGTTAAGATAATGTAATTATACCAAAATACAATTTTTGTGTCCCCCGTCAAATCTGAAGAACTACTTGTCCATTCTGGGATAGATGCATTAGTTACAGTGGTCATATTTTTCAGCAATCTTTTTAGACATTCCATTTAACATAACACTTTCAATATCACACTTTAGCTCTCTGTTTTCTTCTTCTAGAACTTTTAGTCTTTGACATTTCGTTTCTAGGTCTAGCATTATTTGCTCTATTTGATATTGGAGCCTTTTTATTTCTGATACTGCTTCTGTTGGTATTTTTACTCTCTTCATATTTCTCCTTTGTGTATTTGGCTATTAATATTGCATCAGCAACATACAATGTTACTTTCGTGTCTGGATATCCCTTCTGTGCTATCTCTTTAAGTTTATTCTTTCTGTCCTTTTTAACTTTAGGCAGCACTCCATAATGAGACATCCATTTTTTAGGCGTTACTTTAGTATATTTTATATCTAAAGCAGACAATATGCCTTGCCAAATCCCATAATTTTCTCCAAAACTAAAAGTACTCTTTACTCCTTGATTCGGAAAACTATGTACTAATTCCAATTTAGCGACACATTTATCAATTTTCCTAATTATTTTAATATCTGATATCAAAGCATCTAAATCTTGATTGAATCTAAAACATTGTAGATTGTTTTCATCGTCAATAAACGCTATACCACCACTCTTTCCTGGGTCTACACCTATATAAATCATCCTATAATCCTTACACTATTTTCTATATCTAAAAAGCCTACTAATTTTTTAATCTTCTCAGTATTTCCAAATTCTGTTTGTCTAGGCATATCTCTCCATTCCCAATTATAAGAGCAATCTTTCTTTGTCAAGTTAAATATATATATATTAGACTCCATCCTAACGGCATATATAAAATCTTTATTAGCTACTTGTGAATATACGAGATTATAACTATACTTATCAAATTCTATCATAGTGTCTTTATAAAACTTATGCCTATCTTTTATTTCTACTATATATCTTTCATCCTCTGCATCAAATCTATTATATTCATATTCGTCAGCCTTTAATGATAATCTACATTCTAAATTAATCTTATCTAGTATTTGCTTTTCGGCATCTTTCATTATTGTCTCCTATTTGGTGTTAAGTCAGCATTGCAACATCTACTATCTTCGCCTGCTATTTTAAATTGGTCATAAAAGTCAGATGTGTTGCATTTAGTACAATATCCCATTCTAGCATTTCCAGTAGCATCTAATTTAAATTCAGAGAAATGTAGTTTAGGCTTTGTTGGTTGTTTATTTTCTTTTTCATAATTACCTTCTAAAATCTTAGTCATATTAGTTGGATTTATAACCCAATCAAATGTTACAGACCAGTTTGTTTCTTCTCCCATAAGGAATTTAGATTTCTTTATTTTATTTAAGTATGCACCCCAATCCTCTACAGTCCATTTATTCTCTTTAAATCTTTTCATAAGGTGAGTTTTTCTATTACCATTTATAGATATTATAGTTGGAACATTTGTTCCTTTAAATTTATCATTCCACATAGTGTGTATTAGTGTAATATTAATTGTATTATTCTTTGTATTATTTTGTACAGGTTTTTTTGGAGAGGTATCCAAATTTTCTTGTAGACCCTCTACTGGGAACTCTTTAGAGCTTAACCATATTTTACGTTGATTCCCGTCTTCTTGATTAACAAAGATTCTAATAAAGCCTTCTGATACTAATGAAGATACCCAATTAGATACTGTGTTGTTTGATACACTATACAACTTAGCAAAGTATTTGTTAGATGCGTAGCAATACCCCTTCTTATTACAAAGAGCAGTAATCTCTCCATATAATAATTTAGCATTAGGTGGTATGTTCTCGTTGTATCTAACTATAGCTGGTATAATTGCATAGTAACTTGATTTTATTTCCATATTCCCCCTTTCTGTAAGCGAGAGGCTAGGTTCTTGTTCCCCTATTTAAGACAGTAGTTAGCTACCACCTCTCACTACAAGTTAAAAGCAAGAGTGTCAAAAGAGATGGAACTGGTCATAAGGAAACGCCGTGTCACGGCATAAGAACCAAACACCTCGGCTGTGGTCACCCCAAATAACCCCCTAAATATACAAAGACAGATAAGACCAGCATATTCGTTGGTTATTCTTTAGTCAGTATTAAATATGTAGTCAAACATATTATAAGTATAATACTAATTCAGCTCTCCACTCTTGCTTTATACACCAAGACACTACTCTTGAGCAATTTTATAAGAAATCATTTGTAGCTTTTTTAGGCTTTGTAGTGTCTTTCTTCTTATTACCAAACTTAGCATTCATTTCAGCAACATATTTATTGTCATCAAATAGACCTTCAAATACATCTGAATTAAATCCAAGTCTACTTAAACCCTTAGTAAGGGCATCTGTAGCAACTTTCTTAACTGCATCATCATCGTGTCTATCTTGTTGCTTGTATACAATAGAACTATTTATAGCAAATCTATAAGGTTTATCGTTCCACCTATACCAAAGTAATGCTTGATAGACAAAATATCCTTCTGATGGTACTGTTATGCGTTCTTCTTCAATCCCCCAACCTATACCTATGGGACCAAAGATTTGTGTTGCTTGTTTAACTTGCGTCTGAGCACCTATAGCCGTAAATCCACCACGAGCATTTACGTGCTTAGTGTTCTCTGGATTAGTATTACAGACTTGTTTCCAAATCTCCATATTATCCACTTTTACTTTTGTTTCTTTTGACATCTAACCCCCTATTCTGGGAAGGAAATTTCATCCTTCGGTTTATTGTTGTCTTTATTAGCATCATAAGGCTCACTAAATGAGAGACCTAAGTATGCATTTCCGTTTGCACTAGTATTCTTCCAGGAAGAAATTTGCATCATTCTACCATTTACCATACACTTTCCAGTGTAGTCTGGCTGAGAGTCCTTCTCTTTTCTATCATTTACAAATAATGCACCAGAGTTATCTTTTTGTTTATTCATTTTCTATCCTTTCTCTCCATTGGAGATATCGTTTGTTTTGTTTATGTTTGTTTCCAAACGCTTCTCTTAAAGCACAAGTCTGACATACCTTTACTTTTTGCTCCGTTATCTGGGTAATCCATATATATGTAAAGCCATTCCATTTAGTTACGCCACAACACTCGCACTTTAAATCTTTACGACCATTAAATATCATATGTTTAGACATATCTCTATTTTTCATTCAATTTCAAAGAAGATAATTTATAGTTTATCTTTTGTGATGCTTCTTCATACTGAGTATTAATTAAACTTTTTCTTGACTTATTGTCACCAAGAGCTTTCTTTTCATATTCTACAAATTTCTCATATATTTCTGGGTTTGAAGATTGTAAATCCTTAGCAAACCAGCTACTTATTATATATTTATTATTAGATTTAGGAATATGTCCTTTATGCTGATGAGTATGAAAAGGTGGAAAGAAAGCAATCTTTCCTTTTTTAGGAGTTATTTTTTGACCTGTGTGGAAAAATTCAGTTTCACCACCCTCCTTTACATCATTTAAATAAATAAGGATGCCGTGTCTCCTTGACCAACTAGACCATTGATGTGAGCCTAAATCGTTGTGCCATTCATATTTACCTTCATCTTCGACATCATATCTTTTCATAATAAAATCAAATATCGAATAAGAGTTTATATATAAATTAAACTCATTTTGATGAAATTCTTTTGGGACATCTTTGAAGTGTGGTCCCCAAAATGCATAGTTCTTTAGCCAGTATTTATAAAAAGCCTTATAAATACAAATAGTCATTGTAGTTAGCTCTCTTTCTAGCATTTTGACTACTGGATTAGCCATCAATTGAATATCCATACTTTTTTTTACTTTTGGCTTATATTTATCATCTGCAACAATACCTGGTTTTTGCCAGCTTTTATGTTCTTCGAAAAAATCAACGATATTATCGCAAACCTCATAAGGGAGAGCGTTTTCAAATTCCATTACAAGATTTTTAAAATTACCATTTATTTCTTTTTCAGCCATTGAAAACTCCACTTGTTTATTTTATCTTGATGCTTTTGTGCTTTTTCTTTATTAAAGAACCTTTTGCCATCTGATGCAATCCAGACGTGCATAAGTTCGTGAGTGATATATTTCACTTATAAAGGGCTATTATTTAGGTAATCTACAAATTCTCCAAACGAATCTGGGAGTTTAGGATTATTAAGACACCCATCAAGCAGTTCTCGCATCACAAAACGCTCAATAGGACTCAATACTCGCACTTTTTTTATAATTGTAGGTAAATCCTCTAGATGACCTCTTTCCTCGCAAAAATCGGCTATTTCTGCTTCCCACTTTCTTCGGGATATCATATCAGAAATTCTTAGGTTAGATGGAGTTGAAGATAACAATATCATAACCTCGTCTGGACTGAATTGTTCTTTGAGCAATTTTATAGCCTCTTCACGTAGATATGGATAGCCTTCTACAGCAATCCTAGCACCTGCGTGGTTGTTTTTAAAATTATTAGTGTAATATTCTATGGTTTTATCATTTACACGTATTGTAGTGTTGTTTTTCACACATATTCTCCTTGCATTTGTATTGTTAATTTACTTGTTTTTATCTTCATTAGCAAGATTTACTTGTTTTTCTATATATTTTTTGAGTTTTTTATCATCTTTCTTCATATTTATATATGATATGAATATTGAAATCATCTCATTAATCCTCGCTATCTGTGATTGGTGTGCTAATAAGTGATTTGTTA